CATCAATGCCTTTCATTAATGGCTCTGTTACGGTGCGGCGTGTAAGCATGCGATCTATATCCTTCCCAAGACCATCTAAAACATTACCTAGGTCTTCTCCATTAACAATGGCATCTTCAAGCGCACTGTTAAAGGTAATACCAAATTCCTTAGATAGGCTTTTAGTTTTATTTAAACCAGAATCAATATTTTTAATCTTTAATTCATAGTTCCTGGTTTCTGCTTCAATCAGAGATTGAGCCTCTTCGCTCTCCAGTTGCAAACCCTCAATACGATCTAATGACCGCTGATGCTCCAGTTCAAGCTGTGCAAGTGCGCGCTTTTTATCATCTTCGATCAAGGCGACATTAAGATTTTCATTTTCAGTTTTAAGCTGCTCAGCAATTGCTTCAGCTGCGGCAAACTTTTCATCGTTTGCACTCTGCTCAATTTTTGCTTGCTCTTCATCCCAATTACGCAAGTCTGATAAGTATTGGTCTTGTTGCTTGCTGGCCACTGCCGCTGCATTAGCTGCACTTGCTTGATCAATCTGGCCCTGTAAATAAGTTCTTAGCGCTGGGTCTAGATTGCTATATGCATTTAATTTATCTTGCAGGATCTCAACGTTAGTTTTTTCTGCAACATTAAGCTTAATAATGTCTTGCGATAACGCAGCTACATCTTGTGATTGTTTACTGCGTAGATCTAACTCAGTAGCCTTAGGTGCTTTCTTATCCTTATTAGCATCTGCATCTTTGATATTGGCTATTTTTTGATTGTGCCTTAATAAAGCCTGCTGATATTCAGCTGACTTTTCATCAAGACCGCGAACAGCTTTTTCAAACTCTTTTTGCTCATCTTCAAGGTTTTTCTTTAGCAGATCAGATCTGCTAAAGCGAGAGTTGTCACCTGTATATTTTTTGTAAGCATCTTGCTGTGAAATCTTATCTTTTTGTGTTTGTTGATATTTACCATAGTCAGCAGCCAAGTATTCCGCTGTAGCTTTTTGACGTTCAAGGTCAGCAACAATTGCTTTCTGTTCTGCAATATCCGCATCACTACCTTGACGTGATGCTTTCCCATTAACGGAGTAACCGGTCTTTGATTCCAAGAAGTTTAATTTACTTTTAGCCTCATTTATTTTCTCCGCGTCAGTTTTCGCACGACCAAAAGCCAAAACAGAGTCAGTAGCACCGCTAGCAGCTTTTTTAATAGCCAGCCATCCTGCTTCAATAAATCCCAAGTTATCTATTACTTGAGTCTTTCTGCTATCTAGTGTGTCAGCATAGGTTTTTATGCCTAATGTTACTGCCTCTTGGTTTTTTCCTTGCTCTTGCAGTGCGGTGATCTGCTTGTAAATATCTACCGTTAAAAAGTTGTACTTTTCGTTAAGCGCAGTGATTCCCTTAACTGGGTCTTTTGCGATACCTTCAAATTCTTGCACTAGGTCTTCAACAGACTTGCCAGTTAAGTCGACACCGGCTACAACCCCTTTTAATGCGTCTTTCAGCTGGTCGCTGCTGATTTTTCCACTTGACGCAAGTGCCTCAACGGCCTCTCTAGCTGTTCCATAATGGCCAGTAGCTTCGCCAACGGTTTCTGCAAGTGTCGTTAGTTGGCCGGCTGTTTGGCCTAGAATATTGCCGGTTGTGATCAGTGCGGTATTTAACCGTGTAGTTTCTTCAGAGCCAGCATAATAGGCGGCACCTAATCCGGCAGCTGCAGCTGCAGCAAGTGAGAATGGGTTGATCAGGCCAACAACATAGCCACCCAATGCTTTAGCAGCTGGGCCAATGCCACCGAATAAATCCTTGAGCTGGCCACCTTGTTGCAGAAAAACCTGCATCGGATTCTGGCCAGATTGCAAGCTAACTACAATGTCGGTGAATTGCATTGGCACCTGGCGCATTGCAAGGCTGGTGTTTTTAGCAGTAGTTCCCAGCTTTTCAAGGTGCTGGTTACTATCACCAGCAGCTTTTACAAGGCTGCTGGCATCACCTGTGATCTTTATGGCAACTCTGTTTTCCATATATTTAGTCTTCGTTAAGTACTTTTTTGGCGGCCAATTCCATAATGTTCAAACCGTTAAAAATATCTTCTGTGTCATCAATTTTTAACATTCTCAACACGCTTTCAACTGCTGGGTAACGCAAGCCCTGGTAAAACACTCCGCTGTTACCAACTACAACATGCCACTGATGTTTCACGCGCCAGAAAACTTCAAACACACGCCAGTTTTCCGGGAACACGCCAAACCCGCCGTCTTCGGTATTGTCATTACCCAACATGCGCTTGATGTCATCATCCGACATGCCCCAAGCGCGTAGTTCCTTTTCCTTCTCGGCACGCCGCATCTGCTGCGTACCGTCACCTGCCGCCCATTTGCGGGCGGCGTCTGCTAGTTTTTTGCGCGGCTATCCTGCAACGCGTTAAGGTAGGCGGTTAAAATCTCACTTAAAGAGCGAGGGTATTTCTTGTTCAGGATGATCAAGTTGTCCTTGCTGATCTCTGCCTTTGCTCCGGCATCATCCAATACCCCCCAGCCGTTGATCACCTCTAACAAAGCATCAACAGTCGGTTTGTTTTTGTACTTTTTGAACCAGGCATCCAGCGCCTCTTTATCTTTATAGTTGAAGGTAAATTCAACATCGGCAGTGCCTTTGCCCTCCGGCACGCTTAAAGTTACAGGGCAATTGAATGTTGGTTTTGGGTTTAAAAAGAAGTCCATAATTTCACCTTAGAATGTACAAATGCAGATTTCATCGTTGCCAGATACAGGCTTAGGAACCAACCCGGCTTTAAGCATGGCAATACCATTTTTATTCCCATAACTTGGCTTTTTAATTTGAACAGCAGGATGTGTAATGGCAATTCTGTTGCCAGCAACCGTACCATGCTGAATACCAAAAGAACCCAACGTTGCATTCTTGGCAATCGTCCACCAGTCCTTGGTAGCTACGTTCACTGCTTCCATGCTGATATTTCCACTAGGCTTGCTATTGGTTATCAAGATCTGTTCTGTAGAGTTAATAAGCCCGTGATAGTTGATTTCATTGCCAAGATCAAAATCATATGATTCAACGGCAGCGCCATTAAATCCATGCAGTGACACAAATGGGGTATTGGCCTTATTCGCGACTACAGGGGTTTTCCAACCAGTAACTACAACTGTTGGACTAGCCGCATCAACGATAGGAACAAACAGGCCTTTGAATGACCAGTTGAATTCAGGGATCTGGTCTATAGAAATACCGCCTGATACGTTGCCGCGCGCACCAAGGAACTTATGCAATACACCGTCAATGTTCATGTATAGCGCAATTGATTCTGGGTTATCTGTAATGCGTCTATAAGTAACATTCGCGCCAATGCTATATGCACTGGTGGCATCAGGAGCTATCCATGAGGCGGAAATTACTGTGGCGATCTTTGTAGTGCCGTCATAATCTACAATAAATCCTGATTGACCATTGCCGGTACCGGCAGTAATCGATATCGGCATGCCGTTATAGAATTCATTAACAGCAGATGCAGCAGCTGCCAGTTTGATTGTTGTTGTACTGCCACCAGCTTGAGCCGTACCTGTATATGCGGCGGCAAGAATGGTTTCAGAACAACCAACCCCACGCATTAACGGACCCCATGCAGGGACTGTACCAGCAGTACCAGGACCGGCCTGTTCTGTTTTAAAGTTAAGCATGCCGTAAATTGCGCCAGGTAAACTTTCTGAATTTCCGAAATATGGCAGAACAAGATCACGATCAACTTCTGTCATCTCCATAGGCGTTAACGTAGGTTCTCCGCGCAATAAAATCGCATTGGCTGCACCAGTAGCTACCGGATCTACACCATAACTGCCCTCAATTTTTGCGAGCAGCGAAGTAACTCTTAAGCGCAATGACATTATTGTTTCTCCTTAGGTTGTTTCTTTGTTGATACAGCATCATTCGCAGTTGCAGACTCAACGCTATCAACTTGCTCGGTATTAATTGGATCTTGATTTACTGATCCAGCATTGGCATGGTCGGGGTCACCTACTTGTTTGGTTCTTTCTACCAATGTGCGATCTCCGGTTTTTGGATCAATTACATAGCTGCCGCCGTGGCCTGCATGCTGATCTAGCTGCTGTTGTGCTAATTGCGCTTCAGTCATTACGTGCTCCTTATAAAGGTTGATGTTGTAAATTCGTCTTGCCACCACAATATGGCGTTTTGCAGGCTTAACAATCTCCCAGCCTGATAGGTTATTGGTTCATGATCAGCGTCTGGCACAAATCCAACCAGGGCGCTTATCGATGCAGTGCGGATAGGGCGCAAATCTGTCAGGCTTGCTTTCCCACCGGTCTGATCACTTACATTGCGCAGCGCATAGACCACAGCAAAACGCTCTTCTAGCGGTTGCGATATCGCATTGATAAGATCATTTCTTCCAGCCTTGTCTGATAGCGGTATTACAAATGCTGACGGGTATTGTTTTACGCCAGCTACCGCACCATCCAGATCAGCTGAACCGCCTACTTTTTTAAGCGCGGCAACCTGGCTTGATAAGCGGCTAATGATCAGATCAAGATCAAGAATGTTCATTTAGAAGCCGCCTTGACCATCGCCGTTAAAAACGCGATGTCTGGATGTTATCGATGCACTATTGTTTACAGTAACGGCAGCACCGTCTGGCTGGATCAGTAGCAACTTTCCCTGGCCAACGTAATTCAAAAACTTTATTGCATCTTCATAGCGCCTGCGCACCTGCTCAGGGGCTGCATCGTCATAAAGCTTGTAGCGGGTAATGTCTGATGCATATCCAACCAGGATAGGTGGCACACTTACCAGTGGCAGCGCATACTTGCTGCCGATGTAACCATTGATTTCAGCATCTGCATCAGCCAAAGCAAGTGCCAGAACATCCTGATCAATGACACCTGCACCTGTATGATCAGTGAGCTGGATGATCTCCAGCTCCCCAAATCGTGACACCATATCTGCTGATACTGCGTAGGTCATGATTACTCAGCTGCCACTTCTATTTCAGAAACTACCAGCAAAGGCTCACCCTTGATGTGTGCGATCTGCTCATCAGACAATTCACTGATATTGATGGTGGTTTCTTCCCGGGTGAATGCATAGCCGGCACGATGGAATCGATCAGCCTTTGCCTTTACCACCAATGCTTTGACCGTTTTGTTTTTAGCTGCTTGTGCATTTGCAGCTTTAGCAGCGATTGCAGCCTCAGCTGATTTTAATACTTCAACCTGGGCAGCAATCTTTGCTTCACGTTCGTCGTCAGGAAGCTCATTCCAACCCTCTACTGAAAGGTTGCTAGCTTTGTATGCCGCACCTACGATATCGCCCAACTGAACTTCGTTACCTTCTGATATTCTTACTAAAGCAGGTAATACGCTACTACCAACTAATACTGGTAGCACACCTTTTTCGCCATCAGCTATACCCACTTCTAAAACCCTGCTCTTTGCAGCTTGCTTGTTTTTTGCGTTAGCCATCATGCTCTCCGTTAATTTGCTCATTTCTAGCCCGCTGTTTAACGCGGGCTAGGCCATGCTAATTAATAATTAACCCGCACCAGTTGAACCGATAGCCAGCTGCCAGAAACCATAACCGCCAGCGGCACGCGCTTCTGCACCGAACTTGAATTTCTTGCGGTTAAATACATCATCATTCTCGGCGCTGGTTTGCTCAACAAACACAGGAGCCTTGCGTTCCTGGTAAATGAATGGCTTGATTGCTTTTGTTGTATCGAGCAGGAACCATGCAGTGTCAGAGGTGATACGTGCATCAACCACTACCTCGGCAGTGCCTTTGTATGGGTTTGCCTTGCCATCTTCCAGGCGGTCATTGTTAACCAGTGCCAGCGCAACAGACTCAAGCGCAGGACCAACCAGCAGCACGTTAGGGATTACATTCAATGGGCGACCTTCATCATCCTTGAATTTACGCATAGCGGTACGCGCCGCACCGTAACTTGCAATAGCTGCTGCCTGTGTGGCTACAGAAAGCGCTACCGTTAACTTGTTGGAAACACTGGCACCGGCCACCTGGTGATCAGTATCAAAGAAATACTGGCCATCAAAGCATGTATTAGTAAAGCCACCGTTAACCAGATCAATCACGATCTCATCCGGCAACTGCGCGGCAGACTCACCGGCCATTTGCGCTTGTGGGCCATAGATACCAAGCTGATCATCTTCGATATCGTTGCGATCAACTTCTACGGTTGCCTCCCAGTCCTTATTGGCAATGGTGTATTTTGAGGCTTCAAGCGATTTAACGTTTTTATCGCCTACCCACTGACGCATTTTTGGAAACTTGCTCAACCAGGCGTAATCATTCTGGCTGGTAGTAGATGTGATTTTCATCGCAATCTTCTGCCAGACCGAAGGCGCTGCAGTAAAAGCATTGTTGAAGGTTGTTTTCAGGCTGATAAAGACATTGCCGATGTTTTCTTTATTGACCAACATGCCGAGCATGCCGCCACCGGTTAGCATTTCCTGACCAATAAGCTCATGCGCTTGTAGCGGCACTGCAAATACAATGGCCATTGCTGCCGCAGCTGCAAGACCAAATAAAATCACTCGTTTTAACATTGCGTTCTCCTAATTAAGAATTGAACTGTTACTAAATTAAATTAACCTATTGCTTACTCTACCCAGACACCGTCTGAGTCGACCTGAATAACCTTGCCAGCAGCAGAACGGGTATTTATGCCGTTGGTTTTAGCTACGGTCTGGTCATCAACGATGTAGCAGGTCGCGCCCAGGTCAGCCTGCACAATTGCATCTGCGCCGTGGTTAAGCCACTTGAATGCTTTTTTACGACGCACCAAAACGCTCTTGTCACCGGCGGCACCTGCAGAGTTGTCAACCTGCTGTTCAGCACGGCCAAAATATTTAAGTGTGGTTGCAACTGCACCTGGCGTTGCAAAACCTGCTGCGTTGATCGCCACCAGTGAACCGGCATAAATCTTTACCGCAGCAGCTGGTACAGATACCAATTCACCATCTTTTAACGGGGTATTACGGTCATTTGTAAGTGCCATTTCCTTCTCCTTGAAAGCCTCATTTACATGAGGTGTTAATATGTAAATCGTTAAACTTGGCTATTAAGCGTTAGCGCTTAAAGTCTTTTTGAAGTCTTCAGGTGACACGCCGGTTTGTTTGCAAATAGCCAGTTGCGCTTCTGTTAACTCATTACCTGACTGCTCACCATCTGGAGCCTTGCCACCAGTTTGGGTATTGGTAAGGGCTGCAATAGGCTGTGCTAGGTCAAGATAAGATTTCAATTCGCCGATATCCTTTGCACCCAGACCACGTGCCCAAGCCTCTTGCGCTGGCAGTAAGCGGCCATCAGACAAAGCAACCGTTACCAGATCTTCCACTTCGCCGTCATTGATCTGCTTGTTAAGCGCAGCAAGCTGGCCTTGCAGATCCTGCATGACAGAAACAGGCACAAACTTGGCAGGGTCAGGCGATTCCACCTGCGCGGTCAGGCTGGCAATTGATTGATGATGAGTGTTTAAGTGGGTGATCAGGTTAAAGCCTGCAGCTGCAGTTTCTGTGTTGTCAGCCTTAATCAGCTCCACTGCCTTATTTACCTCAACCAGAATGTCATCAGGTGTGGCCAAAGTTGGCAGGTTGAACATCCAGCGCAAGCGCTCAAGTAATTCGTCTAAGTCCATTGTTAAACTCTCCGTGTTGATTAAAAGTTGTGAAGCTGCCGCTACGGCTACTTCACTCATGCCATCCAATGCAGGGTTGTTGGTGATCGCACCAAGCAATACGCTTTCTACTGCGCCGGTCTTTTTGCTATAAGAAAATACAGGTGAGAAATAGAGATACTCTTTAGCTTCGATATGCGCTTTGGCGGCATCCGTCCATTCAACGTCAACCGCATAGAGGCCATCACCATCACGCCACTCAAGCGTTTTAAACCAACCGGCAGCCGGGGCAGGCTTGCCGTTCTCAGCTGCTAACAGGGTTTGATGTTCGTAATCGATCACCAGTCGGTTTTGACGTGCTGACAGATCAGCAATGATTGATGCAGCAACCTTGGCATCGACATACCAGGCTTTAACATCTTTCGGTCTGCCATCAATGGCACGAAACTCGCCAGCTGGTAGAATCTGTAGATCAGACCCGGCAGTAATCTCAAAACTACAAGCCGCGATTGCGGCATTGATTGGTTTGCGTTTGGTTGGTTTTTGTTTCATGTCGCCATATTAATGATGGCGATTCATGCTGCGCGTGTGCAGTGCTTCAGTGGGGTTTTATGAGGGGTGAGATATGCCAGTTTTTATGACACATGGGTTTTGCATACGGATAACCACCATACAGTTACCGTTAAACATGCGTTAAATTCAATTCAGGCGCGTAAATTATTTTTATATATACCTTTGCCGCATAAAAATATAAAAAACGCCGTATGCGCTTTAAATGATAACTTTTAAAAACGTGTTAAACCAGTGTCATTAAATAATCGCTGATCACATTATTGATCATCGCTTCATCTTCAGCAGAAATTCCAAGAAATGGCCGCGCTGGGATATCACCCCAGGGAAGAGGGAATCCATTTTTTGTGCCGGCGCTTCCCTTAAATGTATTTAACCCATATTTCCTGACCCTGCCGATCTGCGAATAACGCCCAAACTCGCCCATCTTAGCGCCAAACTGCTGCACTGCTGCATATTCCATCGGAGAGCCAACTATCAGGGTGTGGCCGTCATAAGCGTAATTGATCGTATTTGATAGTAATCTGGTTTCGCCAAGTAACGGTTTTGTGCCTTTTTTGCGTTTAAGTGTAACCGGGCTGTTGGGCTTCCATGCTACGCCATTTGGTGTGGTGCTGGTTTCGAAGCGCAGCTTGGTCGACTCGACCAGGTTCTCGCCAATTGCCAGGAATGCCGGACGCGGATTCTCGGCACCATGCTGCAGGCGCTGTATAGCATCAATAACGGCTTTATTTTCTACCTTGATTTCATACATAATTAAGAATATTATTCACATTAGATTGGGATCGGGAGAGCCGTACAGCTCGGGGGATACGAAAGTATTGCATCGAGCGCCCAATGTTCCCTCTATCAAGTTTTAATAATCAGCGAAACCAGACTCAATACCTTGTGCTTTAGCTCGCTGCGCAGCTCAAATACATATATCCAAGTTTCACCATTGATTTCCTTAAACACCCTGATTCTCTTATTGCCGCGTACCGTATTGCCTATCTCAACCTTGTCAAATATATTAAGAGACCCAACTATCTGATCATAGTCATTTGGCGTTGCTGGCCGCTGGCCATTGCCATCAAAGTGATGTGCATTTTCAACATGGCGCACCGCAGCTGGCTCTAACAAAAGAATGTAGTTGCTTAGATCAAGGCCAACCGCATCTTTTATTTCATTGTGATTTTCAATGAACCCAAGCCACAATGGATCAATCAGGTTTTTATCTGCCAGGGCCTTTTGAGCATATTCACTGGCAGAGTAATTGGTTTCCAAAAAACGGTTAACATCTTTCCTAAGCGCCGTTGCAATAGCTGGCTGGTAGCTAATTAACTTGTCCTGTACAAAATTGCGTAATGGCTTGTCTGCATTTGCACCAGGCGCATAGCCAAAACCTTTATCAATTCCGACTACCTCTCCGGTTTTATTGTCGATAGTATTCCAGCCTTGTGGTTTAACGCCTTTGCCTTTTGCCGTTGCTGCTTCAAATTCGCGTTGGTTTGCGCTTACGATCCGGCAGTGACACATCCAGCCATTAGGTGCAAAGTGAGTTTTCCAGAACGGGTCGTTATGTGGCAAGGTTATATCATGCCAGCTTAAATGATGAGGCCGTGGGTGGCGTACACCATCTGCATGCACATA